AGGCGGCAAACTACAAAGGATGTGGCAGTCATCGGGTTCTTCCTTTCGGGCTATTGATTGCGGATGGTTTCGACCAGGGCAATGATGTCCTGGACGGTTTTGGCCTTTTCAGCCTGGTCATCAGTGATGCTGATTTCAAACTGTTCTTCCACTTCCAGGATGATTTCAACACAGTCCAGGCTGTCAGCGTGAAGATCATCCATGATCAGATCCGTGGGTTTCGGATCCTGATGCAATCCCAGGTGATGCCGGATGATCTTCTTAACCTGGTTTTCTACGCTTTCCATGGTCAGCCTTTCTGCGCTGCTTTTTTGGTGCCGCGTTCAGCGTTCTTTTCCCGCTGCTTTTCTTCACGGTCATGCGCCTTGCTGTCTTTCTCGGCTTCAGCTGCACGTTCCTTGGCAGCCTTTTCATCAGCCGGATCCGTAGCGGCCTGGACTGTGCCCTTTTCAGGTACGGGTTCAGCCTGCTTTTTCGGTGCGCTTTCGGTAGCGTCCACGGTCATGTGTTTGCCGTACACATTGCCTTCAATCGTGTACAGCGCAGCAATACCGCCGTGGCAGCCTTCTTTGGTTTTGTAGGTTTCGGATGTAGCCAGCACCTGGCCGTTCATTCCTTTGATGACAAAATAAAACTGACCGTCATCACTGTCTAAGATTTCTGCATGGGACATTTTAGGGTTCCTTTCTTCTGTTCCATCGGATGGGTTTTGAAAAATATACGCTGTTACCAGACGTTCAGCAAACAGCCGTTTGATTTCGCCTTCCAGCCAGCGCTGTTCCAGGGGCAGGAAAGACATGAACCTTTCCTTGCCGCCGTGGGCATGTGTCACCTGGTAGGCTTTAGCTGACATTCTGCGCTTCCCACTTTTCACGCAGTTCATGCCGCCAGCCTTTTGGTGGTGGCCAGGGGACACCCCACGCTGCCAGCTGTGCTTTTGTCCAGCCGCCCCTGACTGTCTTGGCATCGTTTACCTGCTTTGGGCTGGGGATGATGTTTTCAATTTCCTTGAAACGTCCATCAGTGAATTCTTTTTCATGCCGTGCCCACAGCTGACCATCATCACCGCGATAGACCACCAGTGGCGCGTCATCAAAGAGGGGATGACCGCCGCCGTTTTGCAGCTTGGCTATACCCACTATCTGATAGTCCGTGCCGCGCTTCTCATGCCGATAAACGGAACCTGGCTTCACGGCAGCACCACGCCGCGCAGGGCTTCCGTGGGGATGTGGGCCGCTTCGTCAATCCAGATGTCAGGCCGCTTTTCCAAACGCGCAATCCGTGCCTTTTCAATGCGGTCAGCCATTTGGTTCATCTGGAACGCCACAGCTGGGTTCTTCACGTAAACATCAGGATGCCGCCCTTTGTATTTTCGCTGCCAGCGGTTATACGCCATGATGATCTTGTCATGGCTCACTGCAGCAGGCTTGCCACGGCCTTTTCCTGTGCCCTTTGACAGCCTGCGTTCAATCGGCACAGGCGCGTCCAGGCGGGGTGGCACCATTGCGGGGCCGGATAGGAAAGCGCCAGCCATAAGAGCAAGCGCAGGGGATAAGCGGGACATTGAATTCATCGGGGTTCCTTTCTCTTTTCGTCAGTTTCCATGATCCACAGTTTCAGGGTGCCAGCTTCAGCAGGGGTCATCAAGCTGAAAGCATGGTCACCGTATTCCTGATACTCGCGCAGCAGCCTGCCCAGGGTGTTCAGGCGGTCAAACGCCGCCTTGTAATCCAACAGCAGGCTGTATTGATCAGCGCCGATGCAGTCCATCAGGTTCAGCGGTGCCTGGTTCGCTGGCATCCGCACAGGCATTTCCTGAATTTCGATATGCACCACATCCAGCTTGTCATCCAGGACAATGCAGCCATTGAAGGTTTGGATCAGCAGCTGGTCATCACTGTCATAGACCTTGGCCACAATTTCACCAGCCAGCAGTCTGCTGACCAGGTTCTTAATTTCGATTTTAAAAAATTCCATGCTCATTTGCGAAAATCCTTTTTAATGGTGGGGAAGTTTAAACATCACGTTTCAGCCAGGTCATAGCGTCCTGATGCTGGGTAATACACATATTCCCGCGTTCCAGGGGTGCCGATGATGTCATGATAACGGGACTTGGCAATTTTGATCTTTGTGCGTGATCCGTCCCTGTAAACGACAATGCCCACATCAGGTTTGTTGTACCAATGGGCACTGTCACTGATGTCATAGAGGGTGGGCACGGCCAGCTTGTCATCTTTGCCTGTTCGCTGCGGTTTTGAGGGGTGCGCGGCAATGATCAGATGCACCTGGTGCTTCCTGGCAAACTTGCGGAATTGTTTGATGGCATAGCCTGTGTATTCGGTTAAGGACATGTCCATGGGCCTGATGTGATCCATTTCGTTCCAGGGATCTATGACCACAATTTTTGCGCCGTGTCTGACCACAGCTGCTGAACATTTTTCCAGCACCCATTCCAGGGAAACGTCATCTTCATCCGATGGCACCAGGAAGCTGAAATGGTCATCAATCCAGCGTTCTGCTTCTGGTTCACCGACCATCAGGGCACCTGGCCTGTTCAGATACCATTTGACCAGGTTGCGTTTGTGATCCACAGCCGGATGCTGTTCAAAGCTGGCAAAGGCCACATTGACCTTCAGGTTTTCGACACAGCGGCAGCACATGTCATTCAGGAAGGTGGATTTGCCGTGGCCAGGTATGCCTGTGACCACCACCATGTCACCCCATCGGATGCGGTAGTGGTTATCCAGGCCAGGGAAGCCTGATTTAAGCGCTCTGGTTTCCGGTGGCGGTGGAAGTTCGGAAAGTTTATAAACACCGTCCACGGCCAGCCATTTTGCCCTGGCAATGGTTTCTGTGATCCCACGGTGTGAATATTTGACCAGGACTTCATTCAGATCCTTGGTGCCTTTGGGATAGGCCAGGTATTTGCACCTGGTCTTGCCCAGCCTTAAAGCCAGGTCATGCAGCAGATTGGCACCAGTGGCATCACCATCAGCCGCAATGATGATTTCCTTGCAGTCTTTGATCAGGGGCAGGACTTCATCCAGGAAGCTGTATTTGATCGTTTCTTCATTACCGATGGCCTGGGCAGGGGCACCATCGGGCACGGATATGGTTCTGACAAAACCGCACTGGATGGCGCTGATGGCATCAAATTCACCTTCCGTGATGATCAGGGGCATTTCTGCCAGGGTGGGATCCAGCAGGCAGTCAAAGTTCCAGACCACCTTGCTGGCATCTTTGTCCTGGTGCATCTGCTTTTCACCGCTGATGGTGCGGTGTTTGTGATTTACGACATCACCGCGCTGCAGATACGGTATAGATACCCATTCACACCCACGTTTGAAGTTTCCGGTTATTCCCAGCCTTGCCAGCAGTTCGGGATCCATCTGCCTGTCTTCGCAAAGGATTTTTTGGGCGTTTGCTGTCAGGCTTGTGCTGGGTAGGGGCATTTGGGACATGGCGTTTTCCTTTTTTGGGGTCTGTGAAACTTCCACCGTGCCAGCCGCAATTATGGCAGCGCCACAAGATGCCTTCAGCATCAATTTTTACGGACAGGCAGGGATCTTTCTTTTTTTTGCGCGTGTGGCTGCAGCGTGGGCAAACGCATTTCTGGTGGCCCATACGGTATGACCTGGCGCGGATGTGCTGTTCATTCAGCAGGTCTGAAATGGAAATCATAGCGCTGGTTCCTCTATGACTTCACCGTGCTGGTCATACCAGGTGAAGGTTTCGTTATCGTATTTGAAACCGGATGCCAGGCGTTCTTCCTTCGTCATCTGGCTAAAGTCTTTGTCAGGGTCAGGCAGGGCATGGCCGTTAATTTTGCCGCTGTACACCCCTTCCAGGACTTTGCTGTAGGAACTTGGCTGCAGCAGGAAGTCCAGGCTGGCTTTCCACCCACGGTCATTTTTTCCTGTCAGGAACGGTGACCTGGCGATATTGGCCAGGGCTGTTTTCCAGTTTGTCAGATCCTGGTCATCTTCCAGACGGACGCGCAGTTTTTTCTTCCTGTCATCTGTCAATGATTTCGCTACGGGCAGTTCCAGTTTTTTTGCCGTTTCGTTGTACAGATCAAACGCTGCCTTCACCGGATCCAGGACAGCTGCCTGGTCATGGCCGTTGCTGGCAGGCTGGGGTTCTTCACCAGGGGATTTTCCAATTTCATGAAACAGCCCGATTTGATGATCAGATTTTTCCTGTTCGCGTATATTGTTATTGTTATTGTATTGTTTATGTGTAGTGCGTCCAAAGCTGGATACCCTATCAAGTTCAGACCGAGTTTTTTCATTCAGCGTCCAGTCTTTGCCCTGTAAAGCCTTTGAAATATCAGCAAAACACAGGACTTTTAATTTTCCATCCGGTATTGATAGGGTATCAGAAATGATTTTTATGGCGTGTTTCGGGTTTTGGGGTGGGTTTACGTCAAGCCACGCATGGATGAATAGGTTATTTTCAGAGAAATCATAATTTATCAGCCCCACTTTTTCGACTGCTTCCAGGGCAGCCTTGCAGTCCTTTTCAGACCAGCCCATGTCCACCATCATATACCCTATCTGGTGCGTAAAAAGCCCAGCGGCATTGGCCTGTTTGCAGGTCAGAAGGTAAAGATAAAATAGCCTATGCCTTTCCAGCAGCGCATTGAATTTCTTGCTGTGCCAGATTGTAGTTTTGATGCGTGAAAATTCTCTAGACATTTCAATCCCCTGTTTGCACTTTGTAATTTTTTGGTTCAATAACTTCGCCGCGCCAGTTCACCATGCACGGCATCACCGGAACGGCCTTGCCGGATGACAGATGCCGGATGTGACCACGCCGCCAGTGCGGTGTCACGGAACGGCCAGAATTGCCTTCATTAAGCGCGGCCCTTGCGCTGGCAAAGATCTTCCAGCATGGCAAAGCCCGTTTCACAGATCACGGCCTGGTGGGATTGCAGGATCTTCCTGGCATAGACAGCTGGGTTTTTTTCATCAATCAGCACGGCACAGATCCTTCACAAGCTGTTCATGAATTTCAGGGGTGATCATCCTGGCCTGCAGGACAATATCCAGCCTGGACTTCCGCTGGGCCACAGGTGCCTGCCGGATGGCGTTCAGGACGGTTTTCAATACGGGCTGTTTTATATGCTTCATGACTTTTCACCCTGGTGCTGGGTGGTGTCAGATCCTGGGCAGGTGGCAGTCCTGGTCTTGAAATTATAATTGCCAGGATTTGCCTTCAGCTTGGCCTTGTGCGGCACCATGGTCTTGTCCTGGCGCAGCGGCACACGCTGTTTGCAATGATTGCAGGTGGCTGTGGTCATTCAATCACCAGCCTTTCAGGAAGAAGGCCGTGCTTCTGGCAGGCGGCAAGGGTCAGCTGGAAAGTACCGTCTTTGATGGACATGCCAGCCATTTTCATCAGCTGCTTTCTGTCCACGGTGGCTTCTTCACCGTTCACTGGCGCAAAGGCCCAGGCAGCCAGCGCAAATTTGACTTCACGCTTCAGGCCCATTTTCATGGCCTTCTGAAATATCGGTTTGGGAATAAAGATGAAATGATCAGATGACATACCAGCCCCCCAGGTGCTGCGTCCCCATCGGTTGAAATGAAAAGGCGCTGGATATGGGGGATCCCGTTCAGCCGCGAAGCCTAGCCCTGGTCATGATGATCATTCAAAAAAAAATAAAAATCAAACAGAAAAATTTTTTCGCGGATTTCTGCGGTGATCGGCGGGGTGATGTTAAGTTTTCCGACCAGAAAAGAGGAAATTCAGGCAAAGAAAATCCCCTGGGCCTGAAGTGAACATGTCTTGCAAACAGGGTTCAAGGGCACCAGGGGATTGACACGCTGTGAAGCGCTCAAAGAAGGTATTACGCAGCCTTCTTTTGATCAAGTTTCTTTGCGCTTTTCTCTGCCTTTTTATCCTGTTTGTCGCTGGCTGCGGCATCTTCAAACAGATCCCTGGTTTCAGCAGCGTTCAGAATATCAAAGCAGATTTTTGCGCTTTCATCATAGCCAGCTTTGTCATGCTTCTTCTTTTTGAAGTAGCCAAACTGATCACGGAAGGCATCCGTGTCCACGCCAGCTTCCTTCAGAAGTTCACGCGCCTTGCCAGCAGCTTTATTGGCCTGCTTACGCAGCGGATCAACTTCATTCAGGAAAATTTCCGTTGCCTTTTTGATTGCATCGGATTGTGCCTTCAGGTTATGGCCCTGATTGCCATTGCCTTCTTCTTCATTCGCCATTTTCGGGTTCCCTTTCTTTGGCTGTTAAAGTTACGCAGTGAAGTTTAAGCGGTCAGATCCTTTTTGACCAGGCTGACTGCTTCATCCACCAGGGCAGCAGCCTTGGTGAAATTCGCATTGCGGAACGTGGGCTTTTCAGCGCCAGGATCCGTGGCACCCAAAGTGTGCAGGTGATTTTTGAACGTGGTGCCATGGCGTTCCAGGTTCTGGATGTTCTGCATGGTGTTGGCATCCATCGGGATCTTGTCAGCAGCTGCCGCTTTCGGACGGACGCTTTTGACAGCAGATTTTTTTCCTGTGGATGATTTCTTTGAAGTGCTTTTTTGTGAGTTTTTTACAGATTTAGGCATAGTCAGTTCCTTTCTTTTTTCTGTGGAATGTTTACGGTTATACCATATAACGCTTGAAAAAGCCGGATCTTCAGTTTTGCCACATCGGTCAGGAATTTTTCAGGCTTACTGTCTTCCACCACATACATGTCCAGGTGATTGTAATAGTGGGCATCCGCTGTATAGACACCCACCTTCACGCCATTCACCACCAGGTCAAACCTGGGGTGGAAGAACAGCCTGGTGACCTTGCCTGTGGCTTCCAGGGTCAGCAGCAGCATGGCGCGGTGGAATTCAGCCTTTGATGGGAAGTAAATCCGGTCATTTTTGCCGCATTGTGGGCAGTCTGTGAAGGTTTCGGGCTGGTTATGCTTACAATTCCTGCAGACATGGTACTTATTTGACCGCTGCATGGCATCCGTTTTGCTTGTAAACGGCGCGTTTGAGCCTCTTTTATTGTGATAACGGTGATTGTAAGCCATTTTTGATGAAATCCCCTGTTTGCCTGGAAAGTGTACCTGAAGAAAAAAAGTGGACAAAGCGCTTTTTTGTTTGACTGGCTTCCGTATAGGCTATACAAAGAGAATATGAAGGCCATGTGCCTTTTCAACTTGCAAACAGGAGACTACCCAATGAAAACCCATCTTTCCCTTAACCAACTCGCCGCTGAAATCACCCGCCGCGCTGATGCAAAGCAGGATTATCTGACAGACACCACAAACCTGGTGATGACAGATGATGCAAAGATCCAGTTCACAAACGGTGAAACAAAGATCATGGACGCAAATGAAATTGCCCATGGTCAGATTGCTGACCGCCTGAACATTCCGGCGAAGTATTACAACCGCCTGAAAACTGCCGCCCCCCAGCTGCTGGCGCAAAACGTCAATCACTTCTTCAATGCTGAACCTGAAAAGCGGATGGTCAGAACGCTGGATGGAAATGTCCGTGCGTTCCTCTCTGACCGTTTCGCACGGATTGAGAATGAAGAAATTGCACAGACTGTCCTGCCGCTGCTTCTGGAACAGGAAGGTGTGCGGATTGAAAGCGCTGCAATCACTGAAAGCCGCATGTACATCAAGGCGGTGTTCACCAAGATTGAAGGCGAAGTCAGCAATGGTGATGTCATCCAGGCTGGCGTGGCCATTTCCAATTCTGAAGTGGGCATGGGTGCCGTGAAGATTGAACCGCTGGTTTTCCGTCTGGTCTGCTTAAACGGCATGATCAGCCAGGACAGCAAATTCACAGCGCGGCACGTAGGCAGACAGCTGACTGGCGGTGACAATGTTCACCACCTTCTGTCCAATGAAGCGCTGCAGGCTGAAGATCATGCTGTGCTGCTGAAGGTGCGTGATGTGGTTCGCGCCAGCTTCAGTGATGTGCAGTTCCAGCGCCAGCTGACCATGATGCGTGAAGCCACCCAGGTGAAAATGGAAGGCAATCCGGTGGATGCCGTAAAAGCCCTGGCGAAAAAGCACACGCTGAATGACTTTGAAGAAGGCAATATCCTGAAGCACCTGATTGAAGGCGCGGATCTTTCCCAATACGGCCTTCTGAACGCGGTGACCCGCACGGCCCAGGATGTGGACAGCTATGACCGCGCCACAGAACTGGAAGCCCTGGGTGGCCACATCCTGACACTGCCGCGCAGTGAATGGAAAGTCCTGCAGGCCGCTGCGTAGTTTTTCCTGGCAAGGGGCAGGGGCTGTAATGGCCCCTGCTTTGCCGCTTCAGAAACCAGACACAAGGAACCTTCCCGATGACAAAGAAAATTCAGATCATAAAATCCACAGGTGAAATCACCGTCCTGGACACCGCGCCTTCACTGGCGCAGATGCAGGAAATTGTGGGTGGCTATATTGAACATGTGCGCGTCCTGGATCGCATTGAAGATGGCCGCTTTATCTACACATCCATGTACGTGAATGAACGCGGCCTGCTGGAAAAGCTGCCGCGCAATTCTACGGCCACGGTCATTTATCAGCGCAATGTCAGGGCACAGTTTCCCGACCATCCCCAGCCTTTCCTGGCAGCAAGCGAAGCCTACCGGAAATCTGTGGAAGCAAAGGGCTTTTCGTACATTGATGGCACCCCGCAAGACGCGAAGGATCAGGGCTATGACGCTGATCCCTATGTGGTGGGTGGTGTCATTCACTTTGCTGGCTACACCATTGATGAAGTGGCTGCGCTGTATGAAGCCATGGAAGGTGGGCAATGATGTCCGTTTATTTTTATTCATCCTGCAGACCAGACTGGCGCGGTGGCAGGCGCTTGGTGGGCTTGGTGAAAAAGGGCCGGAAGGAAATCAGGCTGCTGGATCTTGGCACGTTTGAAACCTACAAAATCCCAGCCGCTGAAGAACGCCAGCTGCAGCCTGCAAAAACCAGGGGCACAAAGAAGCTGATCCAGGACAAGGTGCGCCTGTACAAAAAGCTGGGCATGGCCTATCCACGCGCAGCGGTGAAAGCTGTGCTGCAGAACCTGAAGGCAGGTGTGGCATGAACGCTTTCCGTGAATTCTTCTGGCGCATGTTCCTGGTGGAAGGTGCCTGGTATTTTGTAGCCAGGACTGACCGGATGATTGTGCCCATGATCTGGAATGGCGTGGTGTTTGAAACGCGCCTGCAGGTGGTGGATCACAGCACTATCTGGCGCGTCCTGAACCGCCTGCCTTCTGACTTCCGCGCCTATGAAGCGCAGCGGCCAGCTGGTGTCCCCATCTTCAGCCCACGCTTGGCTGCCTACGCAAACCAAAAATCCTGAAAGGAAAAACCCGATGTTCATTGAATACAAAAAAACAAATTTCCGTGCTGATGCGCTGAAGAAAATTGAGCAGGCAAATGAAATCATTGATGACATGCGAAGCCAGGGCTACACCCTGACCTTGCGCCAGCTGTACTATAAATTTGTTTCCAAGGATCTGATTGAAAACAGTGTGCCTTCATACAAAAACCTGGGCAGCCTGATTTCCAAAGCCAGATATGCAGGACTGATTTCCTGGTCAGCGATTGAGGACAGAAACCGCACCGCGCACACCTATGAATACGAGAATGAAGATGAACATGAAGCGCTGCGCGGGATTGAAACCTTCATCAGCCTGGACTTTTGGGCACGGCAGGAAGATTACATGGAAGTGTGGGTGGAAAAGGACGCGCTGATCAATGTCATTGAACGGCCCTGCCAGCGCCATTCCGTTCCACACATGGCCTGTAAGGGCAGCCTTTCTTCATCGGCAGCCTTTGAAGCTGGCAAGCGCTTTGCTGATGCTGCAGAACGCGGCAAACGCTGCACCCTGATTTACCTGGGTGACCATGACCCCACTGGCATTGACATCACCAGGGACAACCAAGACCGCCTGGACATCTTTGCGCCGGAAGCCGGTGTGCATGTCCTGCGCGTGGCTTTGAATATGGATCAGGTGCAGAAATACAACCCGCCGCCTAATCCTGCCAAGGAAACGGACAGCCGCTTCAAAGGGTATGCCGCCAAATACGGTGACACCTGCTGGGAATTGGACGCGCTGGAACCTTCAGTCATTGAAGCGGTGATCACCAAGGAAATCAAAAAACGCATTGATACGGACATCTGGAATGACACGCTGCGTGAACAGACAGAAAAACGTGCGCTGCTGAAAGATCTGTACAACCGCTGGGATGACATCAAGCCGCTGCTTCAGCAATGGCGCAATGAAGAAGGAGAAGAATAATGGGTATGGATGTAATGGGCAAACAGCCTAAAAATGAAGCTGGAAAATATTTCAGGAATAACTGCTGGTGGTGGCGACCTTTGGCCGCATACGTCCAGCACATTGCCCCTGAAATCACCAGCGCCTGCAAATACTGGCAGTCCAATGACGGTGATGGCCTGGATGCTGAAGGCGCTGAAAAGCTGGCCAAGGAAATCTTTACTTCAATAGAAGATGGCCGCGCTGCTGCGTATATCTCCATATACCAGGCAGAAATTGCCGCCCTTCCCAATGAAGGCTGTGATCTTTGCGGCAGCACAGGTGTCCGTGATGATGCTGTGGGCAGGGATCTTGGTATGCCCACGCGCCGGATCATGGAAGAAGGCCACCCGCGCCAGGGTGAAACCGGATGGTGCAATGCCTGTGATGGCAAGGGCTGGAAGCCGCCAAGCGCTGCCAGTTACCCCATCAGCCTGGAAAACATCAAAGACTTCGCTGGCTTTTTGGAAAGCTGCGGTGGTTTTCAAATTTTTTAGAACGGAAGAAAAAATGAATATCAAAGTTTTTGATTTGACCGCGCATATCCGGCAGCAGGCCGCTGATGACCGCACGGCGCTGCAGAAGAAGCAGGAAGCTGACCGCATTGATAATGAAATGAAGCGGGTGGAAAGGCTGATGGAACAGGGCAATGGCTTCATGGCCGCGCTGCTTCAGGATGGCTACACGCAGGCTGCTGCCAGGGTGAACCGGATCCTGCGGGATATGGATGAAGAACATTCATATTTGTCTGAACAATGGAATAGCCTGGTGCGGGTGCCGCTATGACAGACCGCATGACATGGGCTGAACGTGTGGCTGAAGGTGACAGGCTAAAAGCAGAACACCAGGCCAAGATGGAAGAAGAACACGGCACAGCCGAAAATCCAAAAGCCGCCTTGCTGTATCAAAAAGCCTGGGATCTCGGCCATGCTTACGGCTTCAGCGAAGTGGCCAGCCATTATGCAGACCTGGTGGATCTGATCCAGGATGAACCAAAATCCAATAAAATTTGGGTTTGGAAATTTACTGATGAAGATGGAAACACACGCAATGTCTGGTCTGAAGTGAAGCCAGAATTTCACCGTGGCGTTTCGTCTTTGCAGCGCATTTTCCCGCAACCCGCACCGCTGAAGGATGGTGAAAATGCGTAACATGTCCTTTGCATTGACCACGCAGCAGGTGAAAGACCGCACCAAGTTTGTCACCCGCCGCTTTGCCTGGTGGAACCTGAAGCCTGGGACACGCCTGTGGGCCGTGGAAAAAGGAATGGGCCTGAAGGCTGGCGAAAAGATCAGCCGCCTTGGTGTCATTGAAATAATTCATGTCAGTCAGCAGCGTGTTGATGCCTTGCTTGACCGTGATGGGCCACCAGAAATGCGCCTGGAAGGTTACCCGATGGGCCTTAAAGATCCGGTGGAATTTATGGAACGCATGTGCCTGCTTCATAACAAAATGGGCTGTGACACCATCAACCGTATTGAATTTGGCTACATCACCACCTGTGCCGGATGTGGCCTGGATTTTCTTTGGCACAGAAATCATCACTACCGTCATTGCTGCAGCCACAGCTGTGCGCGTGATTTTTACAACTGAAAGGAAGAACCCGATGAACCAGACTGCACAAATTGAAATTCCTGAAGTCTCTGACCTGGATGTGGCTTTCAGCTGCGCCAAACACCTGCCCAGCCGTGAAGAAAGCCTGGAACGCTACCGCCAGGAAAGCAGGGATCCGTATGCTGCTGTGATGCGGAAATGGTTTTATGAAGGGCTGCCCAATGGCCTGGAAGGTGAAGGGCTGCATCCGCGTCCTGGCGTGGACAAAAAGAAGGCGCTGCGCGTGATTAAAGCCTGCATGGGATCCTGGGAACCCAGCCATGAACACAAAACTGGTGGCGTGGCAATTCTTCTGGATCGCTGGTTTGAATTCAAGGGAAAGAAGGCTGCCTGATGCCGCTGTCCCTGATCATAGCAGCTGATGACCGTGGCGTGATTGGTGCCAATGGCCGCTTGCCCTGGCATGACATTTCAGACCTGGCCTGGTTCAAACACCACACCGCCAGCCACACGCTGATCTGCGGAAGGCGCACAGCTGCAATGCTGCCGCGCTTACCCACCCGCCGCGTCATCACTGTTTCCAGGAACGGCCTGTCACTTGACCAGGCAATCCAGGAAAACCCCAATGCCTTCATAATCGGTGGCGGTGAAATCTATGAACAGGCGCTGCCGCATGTCAGGCGCTTTTTTATTTCCAGGATCCCTGGGGAACATCCTGGTGATGTGCTGTGCCCGTTCCCGCTGCCGTGGCTTTAATTTGAAAGGACTGAACCGATGAAATACCCGATACCTGAAGAAGTTTTTGACAATCATGTGGCCTTTGTGGGAAAGACCGGATCCGGCAAGACCGTGGCTGCCAAAGGCGCAGCTGAACGCCTGCTGGATAAAGGCAAGCGGATCTGCGCCGTGGATCCCACTGGTGTCTGGTGGGGCTTAAAATCCAAATATCCTGTGGTGGTTTTCGGTGGCAGGAAGGCAGACCTTCCGCTGAACGCCGCGCACGGCACCATCCTGGCTGAAGTCATTGGCACCACCAGCATGAACGCAGTCCTGGACACCAGCCTGATGACGGTGGGTGAACGCACCAGGTTCTTCAAAGAATTTGCTGAAACGCTGCTGCGGAAGAATGAAAGCCCGTTGCATCTGTTCCTGGATGAAGCCCATGTCTTTGCGCCCCAGGGAAAGGTGCCGGATCCGCAAGCTGGCCAAATGCTTCACGCTGCAAACAACCTGGTCAGTCTCGGCAGATCCAGGGGCTTGCGGATTGTGCTGATCACGCAGCGGCCTGCAAAGCTGCATAAGGACAGCCTGACACAAGTGGAAACGATGGTGGCCATGCGGGTGATCGCGCCACAGGACAAAGCCGCCGTTAATGACTGGATGGGCGAATGGGATGCCGCTGGCAAAAGCAAGGAAATCATGGCCAGCCTGCCCAAACTTCAGACTGGTGAAGCGTGGCTGTATTCACCGGAAGCAAATATTTTGAAGCCTGTGGAATTTCCGATGATCAAAACCTTTGACAGCAGTAGCGCACCAAAGGACGGAAAGCAGGCCAAGGTGCAGATGGTGGAAGTGGATCTGGCCGCGCTCGGTGAAAAGCTGAACAAAGCTGGTGCTGACATCCTGGCTGATGACCCGCGCACACTGAAGCGCCGGATCCATGAACAGGAACAGGAAATCAAAAAGCTGAAGGCGGCACCAGCTGTCCAGGCTGGCCCTTCCAAGGAAGAATTAAGCCAGATGCAGCAGGAAGCACATTCTGATGGCGTGATGCAGGGTCGCGTGGAAGGTTTCAAGGAAGCCATGCGCCTGGTGGTGGAAGCGGTGAACGGTGTGGGCCTGCCCGTTGCCTTTGGTGTGCCAGCAAAGGTGTCCAATCTTTCGCGCACAGTGTCCCAGGAAACGGCAAACCGCCAGCATAGGCAGCGCTTGGCCCAGGAACGTCCTGCAGCGCCAGCGCCTGAATACAACGGTGAAAAGCTGGGCCAGTGTGAACAGAAGATCCTGAACGTCCTGGGGCAATTCGACCAGGGCCGCACCAAAAACCAGATTGCCATGCTGTCCGGTTATTCATCCACCAGCGGTGGCTTCAATAACTCGCTGTCAAAGCTACGTACAAAAGGGCTGATTGAAGGCGCACCGATCATCAGGGCCACGCCCGATGGCAAAGCCCTGGCTGAATATGAACCGCTTCCTACAGGCCCAGGTCTGCTGGCGCATTGGGTGAATAAGGTGGGCCAGTGTGGTGGCAAGATCCTGGAAGTGCTTCACGCCACAGGCGGTTTGGGCATGTCCAAGGATGACATTGCAGCAGCTGCTGGCTACAGCCCCACATCAGGCGGGTTCAATAACAGCCTTTCAAAACTCCGCACCCTGGAATTGATTGAAGGCCGGAACCCTATCCACATCAGCCAGGACTTCTTCCAATGACCCAGCGCACAGATGAAATGCTTTGGGGTGATGAACCAAAAACGCCGCTGGAACGCGCCAGAAGGAAAGCGTTTATGGCTGGCCTTCAGTCCACCAGCGGGGTTCCACACAAAGCCCTGGAAACAGCCCTGCAGGTCTTTATTGAAGAAATGGGCTTGAACAGAAAGGAAGGGCCAAATGGCTGACATGTTTCCACCCACACTGGATGAACAGATCAACTGCGTAGAACGGGAAATCAGACTGCGCCAAAACGCTTATCCGCGCTGGATCGAAAAAGGCCGGATGAAGCAGGACAAGGCAGACCGTGAAATTGAAACCATGAAGGCAGTGTCTGAAAGCCTTCACAGGCTGAAAGGACTTGAGAAATGAAAGTGACTTTGGAAAGCACTGAAAAAATCGTGAACATTGAAATTGATGGCCGCATTGTGCCTGCCCGTATTTGGGAAGGTCAGACAGTCAGCGGAATTCAATGCCATGCCTACATCACCAGAATTTGCGTTCACAAGGATGATGACAATACAGAATTTGAACGCGAATTGCAGGAACATGTGCCGCCTTCTGATGCGGTGCGTAGCTTCCCGCTTCACTTGATACTTTAAACCCAAACCAAAAAAGGAAGAACCCGATGCCTATTGAATATGATTGCGACCTACTGCAAGACACCGATGAATGGCGCAGCAAAAAACGCGGCCTGATTTCCGGCAGCGTGATGAAACTGCTGATCACGGAAAAAACCAAAAAGATTGCTGACAATGACAAAGTGCGCGGCATCATTTTTGAACTCGCCGCACAGCGCCTTCAGCCACAGCTTGGTGAAGACTTCCAATCCTGGGACATGCTGCGCGGAAAGAAGGAAGAAATCCTGGCCAAAGATCTTTACAGCAAAAACTACGCGCAGGTGAAGGATTGCGGCCTGATCATCAATGATGACCTTGGCTTCAAAATCTGCTGTTCACCGGATGGCCTGGTGGGTGCGGATGGCGGTATTGAAGGAAAATCACGCATGTCCAAATTCCAGGTGCAGACAATCATTGAAGGTGTAGTGCCTGATGAATTCATGTGCCAGGTGCAGGGCAACCTTCTGGTGTCTGGCCGGAAGTGGTGGGATTTCCTTTCATACAGCAATGGTATGCACATGTTTGTGAAACGTGTTGAACCGCTGGCTGTCTGGCAGGATCCGCTGAAGGAAGCAATCATTGCTGCTGAAAAGAAGATCCAGGAAATTGTCACGCAATACCAGGAAAAAACAAAAGACCTGGTGCTGGCACCTTGGCTTGATGTCATGTCCGGTGAAGATGGCGCTGTGAAGCCCAGCAGACCCGCAATAGATCCCGCCGATGCTTTAAGCGCTGGCTAAACTCAAACCCTATGAAAGGAAAACTACAATGGCAAAATTTGGACACACTATCATTCCCAAGTCAGATCAGCTGAACGCTGATGACCTGGTGGCTGGCCCCATCACTATCAAAATCACGGAAGTGGGGTATGCGGAAAGCGCTGAACAGCCGTGCATCATCAAATATGAAGGCTGCGGGAAACGTCCTTACAAGCCCAATAAAACCATGCGGAAGCTGATCATCAGCCAGTGGGGTGATGAAGGTGATAATTGGGTGGGGAAATTTCTGCGGATCTACAATGACCCTTCAGTGAAATGGGCCGGAAAGGAAGTGGGTGGCATTGTGGTCATCGGCATGTCTGACATTGCTGAAGATTTCACCCTTGGCCTGAACGTCACGCGGGGATCAAAGAAAGCGTTCAGCGTGAAGAAACTTTCTGGAACACAGAAGAAAGCAGACGCGCCACCGCCGCCTGCACATCAAGACACTGCTGCCGCCACCAAAGAACCCGATGGGCAGCAGGGTGGAACGCAGGGGCAAGCCCAAACCACAGGTGACTTCCAGATCCTGATGGCCACAGGTGATCCCCTGCGCTTTCCAAACTCTGAAGGTCTGCACAAATACATGGTGGACAATCTGGCCAGGTTTAAAAACAAAGCCCAGCTGGATGCCTTCATAAAGCGGAACGAAGGAAACTTTGACCGCTACACCCAGGCTGAAAACAATCCGCAAGGGTTCATGCAGCAGACCTGGGACATGATCAACAAAAAGAAAAAGGAATATGACGATGCAGCAGAACCCAATTTTTAACAGCGGCCTGACACCAAAACTGAAGAAGCGCCTGGTGATCATCAGTGACTACATGCAGAAGCATGGCGTTTCACCTACGCTGGCTGAACTCGCAAAGAAGGCCAAGTGCGGAAAGGCCGCTGTGCAGCAATCTGTGCAGCGCCTGAAGGACAAGGGCTTCATCACTTTAACGCCGGATGAACACCGCAATATCTGCCTGACAGACAAAGCGGTGGAATTCCTTAAAACCATGAAAGAGGAAACCACGCCATGACCGATTTTTTCATTTTTGTACTTCTGCTGATGCTTTACTTCCTGCCCATGTTCATTGCGGCCAAGCGCCACCATAAAAACAGCCTGGTGATCAGCTGGATGAACTTCCTGCTGGGCTGGACAATCCTGGGCTGGCTGGTCTGCTTCTTCTGGTCACTCACTGCAAACACGGAAAAGGTGGATCCATGAATTTGCTGGCAGAATTTTATCTGGAACAGGCTGAAAAGGCGCTGGATCTTCCGTGGGGTTTTTATGCCGATGCTGACAAAACGGCAAAGCAGATGATCACTGAAACGCTTCTGGAATGTTTGCGGCAGGCCAGGGCCACCAAGGACATCAGCCAGAAGCCTGTGGCAGGCCAGGGCTACATCTTTGATGGCCAGAAATACATTCCCGTTGCGCCTGGGTGTGAAGCCATTGCCCTGGTGAATATCAGAAACCAGGCAAGGGTCTTGGCTGGTGACATGGTGGAAATGACTGCGCGTGTTCAGCGCCTTGCAAGGGATGCAGAAAATGGCTGAAGAAATTGATGTCCCAAACGCCAGCCTGCTTCTGGTCAGCCAGGATGATCTGCGTACCGTGCAATACCAGCTTCACCTGCTGTCACACACGGAAACGGATCCTGCGAAGCTGAAATCTTTCAAGAATGTGGAAGATGCGCTGTGGCAGATCAGCAATCACTACGGAACCGATGGCATAGCAAGCCTGGAAATCATGCAGCAATAGTTTCCTGAAAAGTTTAAAAATGAAACCGTTTAAACAGCTTTACAGGCACAATCCAAATAAAGGAATTTATGGTGATTGCTGGCGCACATCCATTGCTTGCCTGCTGGATCTTCAGCCTTTTGAAGTCCCGCATTTCTTGGCTGAACATTCAGATGATGCAGCTGACCGGATGATGCAGGATTTCCTGGCGCAGCGTGGCTATGCTTTGGCATCAATCGCTTTTAGTGGCGGGGAACCCCAGGGTGTCTTGAATTACATGAAGCACTGCAATCCTGGTCTGTATTATCTCTTAAGCGGGAACAGCAAGAATAATTGCGGCCATGTGGTTGTGTGCCTTGATGACCAGATCATCCATGATCCGTCCCTGGATAATTCCGGCATAATTGCGCCCATGTCAGATGGGAATTTCTGGATAAATCTTTTGACCTCTATCACGATGAAGAAACCCGATGACCGACAAAAACAAGATTGATAAATTCATCACCTTTCTGAAAGCCAGTGGTGCTGAAGTCCTGGAAACCAAGAATGATTATGAAGTGGTGCGCTTCCGTACCGTGAACGGTGTCAGCATCATTTACCGCAAGAAAGGCGGTGCCTGGACTTTCACTGGCGAAGCGGAAAAAGCCTGGGACAAAATGCAGAAGAAATCTGTGTGGCGCATTGAACCAAAGGGCCAGGTCAGGAAGAAGAACGCGCTGCGTGAAGTCCTGAAGCGTGATGGGTCTGACTGCTTCTTCTGTCTGAAGCCCACCACCGATGAAAACCGCACCCTGGAACATCTTCTGGCCGTGGCGCATGGCGGCAATAACAATCCGGCAAACCTGGTCATTGCGTGTTCACCGTGCAATCTCGCTGTGGGGCACCTGGCGATTGTCGAAAAGATCAAACACCGTGAACGTCATCAGATCTTTGCCCTGGGTATGCTGCAGCTGGCCAAGGAACCAGCCGCATGAACGTGAACACTGCAGGCATTGTGATTGCGTCTTTGTGGATCACCGCGCTGATTGCAGCAGGCAGTTACGTTTCATCATTGATCCTGGGCATTGAACGCTGGCAGGCAGCCGTTTCAGGCATCATTCTGATGGTGTTTGTCCTGGGTGGAATATTCTTGATAGGCCGGATGGGGAAGGCACAGGGCCGGAAGCCTGCTGGCAAGAAATAGATTGCAGGTTCTGCACCCGATAATCAGACAGCATTGAAACGATTGCACCACATCCACCAGGCTGCGCCACGCAGATCTTCAGCTGTTCAGCCACGGCCTTCTGTTCATCACCAGAATAAAAGTTTGGGTCAGGACAGATCAGCTGCACATGCTCAAGGCTGGCGCTGACTTTCGGTGAATTGTCCCCGCTGCAGGATGTCAATAAGAACATCGGCACCAGCAGGACGGTCATGATTGCGAATTTGATCATTTCTTTTCCGTACAGTTTGCAGGTTTTCAAGGTTTTTTTGGTTTGCATCGGCAATGGTTTTTTCCCAGCCAGCATTGCAGGCTTTCACAATGCCTTCATCATGTTCCTTGATGACATGTTTGATGTAAAAAAATATGCAGATCACGGCGGCAATGATCAGCAGGTGTTTCCAGTACGCTTTAAAGAAACCGCCAGCGCCGGAAAGAAGTGGTGCAAGGGCCAAGGCTGGGAATGGCATTTAAAACACCAGCGGCCAAAGCTGGGCCAGGACATAGCAGGCCAAACCAGCAGCCACGGCATTGAAGCGTGTGGACACGGCAGGAATGGCAGCCAGGACAAACAACACAAAGGCGGCAATCAGAAGGATCAATGGCATGGTGGGTTCTCCTTTAAGGATTATGCTTCATTATGCGACACCTGGCCGCTGGCTGCAAGTAACACAGGCCGCACGTTCTTTGGCTGGAAGTTCGGAAACGGGCAGCGCCTGACCGCCGCAATCCTGGACATGTCAAAGCGCATGATGTTCACGGCATTGGATTGATTGCCACCCAGCAGGTGAACCTTGCCCTGCACATCATGGCCCACGCACAGCGCGATATGGCCACCGCCAGGACGTTCCAGGCGCACGGCATCACCAAGGGACATGTCTTTCAAGGCCACTGGATTGCCCCAGGTGTCCCAGGAAGAAGCCCTGACACAGATCTTTGGTGGCTGGTAGCCTGCGCGTTTTGCCACCACACCCATGAACAGGCCGCACCAGGGTGTTTCATCCTGGGTGTATTTCATTCCTACGTCCTGCCCGATTTCATCAGCCCAGGCCAGGATCAGCGGATTGTTTGCGGCACCGGATCCTTCCAGCGTTCCGTACAGGCGCAGCGCTTGCACCAGGATCTTTGGGCCAGCTTCTTTTTCCAGCCATTTGTATTGTGCAGGGATCATTCTTCAGGCTCCTTTTCTTTTTCATTGATGCTGACATTTCCATCAGCCTTCACGTTCACGGTTTTGGCATCCGGCACCACCACCTTTGCGGGTTCAGCTGGTGGCGCTTCAGCGGCAATCTGTGTCTTGGCCACTGAATTGTCTGAAAACTTCGCCATGCCGTACACGCCAGCGCAAAGCAGGAAGAACGCGCCTGTGACGGTGACCAGGGTGGAAAGGATCTGTGTCAGCGCAGCGGTGTTTGCCGTGGCCAGATATTCAATGGTGATGTGTGGCGTTAAAACTGAAACCCTGAAAGCCATGACCATCAGGGTGAAGATGATGATTGAACCTACAAAAATGCCAAACAGAACTGAAACCCGATTGCTGGACAAGCGGTGATTATCGTCTTCAATAATTTCAAGCCAGCGGTTTCCCATGGTGTTTGCGGATCACTTCTTCAATCATTTGCCGGAAGGTGGGGTCATTGATGGTTTCCTTCTGCCAGACTTCTGCGGCACCTGCGTCCAGCATTGCCTGCATATCCGTGGCTGAAAGATACGGCCCACCCAGCCCTGTCAGGACTATTATGGGCAGGTCTGTCAGTTTTCGCAACTCTGTGATGGTTTCAATGCCCCATGTGTTCACCAGGCGCAGATCACACAGCACCACATCAAAGGCATCATTTTGGAAATTTTCTACTTCAGGGAAGCGGATGATGGTGTCTGTTTCAAGTTTCCAGTCCACTACCTGGGCAAAGTTTTTATCATCTTCAATTATCGCTATCTTCATCATCATCACCAAGGCCATGCGGGATCTGATTTCTGAAGAAATGGGCTTCCAGCCGCTTCACACTGCTATTGGTGGACTTGCCATAGGCTTCCAGCTTTGCAAGACGTTCAGGTATTTTGGCCAAACTTTCCATGTCTTTTTCAATCGCTGTGATACGCAGTGCATTATCACGCCCTAAATCCCTGGCGTTGTCAATTCGCTTCCAAAGCCACCCGCTGATGAAGCCCAGCGCTGCCGTGGCAACCTTCCAGAACCATTCTTCAAAATCCATTGCGCCGATCCCAATTTGTTTGAACATTAGGATAACGCAAAATGGTGCCCCAGGGCTACACCAAGGGCCGCGCCAAAAAGAGGTTCCGACCAGTGCCAGCCTGCGCGGATCTGCCCTGACATCAGCTGTGCCGCTGAAATTCCGACAAAATACAGAAGCGGAAAGCTGATGCCTGCAGGGATGAACCAGGTGTCCGTGAATACCAGCATAATCATGGCACCAGTCCACAGGCCGCGCTGTGTGCCTTTCTTCCAGCCAAAGGATCTGCCTTCACGGATCTTCCAGAAATGCATGAATTTCTTTTCAGTGGGCATCCAATCCAGGTATTCACCCCATGCGCCCTTCACGCCGCCGATTGCGCCAGCTTCTTCACCCATTGAAGGCGCGTTGCCTGCAAACCATAGAACGGCAGCCAGCAGGCTTTCAGTGGCCGTGGCACCCAGGAAATAGACCAGGATGCCAAACAGGATTGCTGACACCACGCTTCCATCCATCAGGAAATCTGTCACCACGTTTTTGTCCTTCAGGGATTTCCAGGCGCGGAAGTTTCCCAGCTGACCGCCTTTGATGGACATGAACGCAGCGCAGGCAATAATGCAGATCAGATAAGTCATGGCGGTGCCTTTCGGTTAGAAGTGACCGTAAACCCGATAAAAGGAATTTGCGGAATAGTTTGAAGATGCTGTACGGCCAATCTGGAAGTCAGTGATTGCGCCACCAGTATTCACGTTCATGACACCATGCCATTCCCACCAGACACGGTTATCATCCGTAAACAGGCCGCGCATGAAGGGATAAATGCCGCGCAGGTTATGGATCCACAGATGTCCGGTGATGTAATCATTGGCAATGCCGTTGACCTGGAATTCACCTTGCGCTGCGCTGGCGGCATACGTTCCCTGCAGGTTTGAAGTGGCCACGCCAGTGATGGAAACAATTTTACTGAAATACACGTTTGTGGTGACTTCAGTGTTTTGCCAAAGCCGCATGAAATTGGTTCCGGCACAGTCCATGTTTTCAAATTCGATGTGCGCCGATTTATAGGCTTTTCCGTCCAGGGCAGTGACATGAAGATTGGTGCCTGACATTGCAACTTCTTCAATCAATTCCCATCCAGCGCCACCGCCGCCAGATCCTGCACCCAGCAGCATATCCGTTCCGTCATAAGTGACTTCATAGATCACGCCGCTGACAATATCGCCGGATGCCAGCGTGGTCAGGGCACCGTTTGAAACCTTTTTGATGGTCTTGGCACCAAGGCTGTTCACGTTCAGCGTGGCGCTGCCGGAATTGGTGTTTGCGGCCTTGAATGAAAACTTTTGTCCAGCTTGATAGGCGGCAGGTGCCTTGGCATAGGTGGCGGTGATGGTGTTGGTGCCCGATGCCGCCGCATACGTCCATTCCTGGTTCTGCACATCAAAGCAGTTTGCATGGGGCACACCGCCTGCCGTGGTGCCGTTATGAACGCACATGCGCCAGTCAGTGGTGTTGAAGTCAATTTCCCTGGCCACCAATGTCCTGGCTTCTTGGGTGGCCTGCGCTGCGCCTCTGTGCTGAACCTGGGTGGACATTATTTGCCTGCCTTTCTAAGCGCTTCTTTGGTTCTTTTCTCGTAAGCATTGGCTTCAGCGGCAATCACAATGCCTTTTTCACCCTTGCGCGTATCTTCAATGAAGCGTTTTGCATCTGCTTCACTGGCAAATTCATGTTCTTCTTCAAATTCAGTCACCACCAAGCCGCCTGGTGTTCTGACCATTTCGCCGCGCTGACCCCTGGCCATGGTTTTGACCGTCCAGCGTTCCTGGCGCTGTATGGCATCTTCAAAGACAGGTTCAAAATGAACGCGCTGCGTGATGGGCACCTGTTCAATCACTTCAGATCCATCCTGCTTAATGATCTTGCGTTCCCGCCTGTCACCAGTGTCCACATCCTGGAAGCTGGCAGGCTTGATTAGTTTTTTGTGGGGCCGTTCAAAAGTCTTTTTTTCAATCTTCATGGTCATTCCCAATCTTCAGCTGGAAAGCTGTCTGTTTCCCAATCATCACCATCCCTGGCAAGGCTTTCATTTTCCCAATCTTCCGTGTTTGTAGTGACCGATGTGCCGACCAGGAAATCTTCAATGAGCGTTTCACCGCTTTTACGTCCAAGGGTATTGTAAGCGAAAATCCGCACATCATAAAGCACATCAGGTTTCAAGGCTGGCAGGATCAATTCCGTGATTGTTCCGTCCACTTTGCCAGCTGATTGATACGTCCCATCAGTGGCTTCCTTAAATTCAATTTCGTATTCACCGCCGTTCCGTACAAAATAATTGGGGTGCAACGTCCATGAAGCCTTCACGCTGAAGATCCGGTCAAGTTCTTTCGTGTTGACCAGGAAGCTGTCCAGGCTGAAGCCACCCACCACTTCCACATCCCAAACATTGGGCAGGTCAGTGTTTGGTGCGGGATCCACGGCAGTTTCTTCACCATTGTTCCAGTCATAAACAGCGCTGGCATTTTCACGGCAGGTCATTTCAATGACAGGCACCATGACATCATCCACCAGCTTTGTGGTGATGCGCCATTCCATGACTTCAAAGACCTTGTTTGACCAGCCATATCTGGCAAAGGTGAAATTGAAATTGTCACCCACCTGCAGCTTGAACGCGGTCAGTTTGAACTGCGCCTTGAACGTGGTTTCCTGGCGCATACGTTCCAGATAAATTTTGGCAATCCGCTGCGCTGTGTGCGGCCTTTGCGTAAAGGACAGGTTCAGATCCGTCTTGATGGCCTTTCCGTCCTGGGTCTGATACGTGCTGTTTTTCACCGCTGGGAAGTCACCAGGGTTTCCGTCATTCAGCGGTGTCATGTAAACGCCCTGAACGCGATTGAAACGATCACGGCGGGAAACCTTAGTCTGCAATTCTATGGGGCCAGCCAGGTCATTGTGGTTCAGTGAAATGGTAGGTGTCTGATAAGATCCGGCCAGGATGCGCCAGACACCGCCTGCAAAGACAGCCTGACCGCTGAAGCCACCCAGCATTTCAATCAGGTTATTGCCGCGCTCGGCAGATGCCTTCAGCAGACCACCGCCAAAATATCTTGGTTCCGCAATCTTCCGCAATGTGCCGCTGCTGCCGGATGTCAGATTGATGGCCGTGCCTGCCAATGCGTTTGCCAGGGAAGTGGCCAGCTTGATGCGTGGCGTGTCTTTGCGCTGGTACACAATCACGTAGTAATCCGTGCTTCCGGCAAGGCCACCAATGGTGCCTGAAGCCAGCTGCACCTTGTCCCCTGTCTGGAATTCCAGCTTGTCCCCTGAAAGCGTGATGATGTCCGTGGTCAGATTGATGGCTGAAATAGTGGCATCCAGGTTTGTGACGGTGACATATTCTTCACACTCGTTTGCCGCACCACCAAGTTCAGTGGTGTCCACCGATGCCGCCGCCGCGCCAATGCCAAGTTCTGCATCACACAGATAATCCCTGGCCATAAGCGCCATGTTTGGTGTCCAGTACGTGGTGCTGCTGCGCGTGTCCAGGCACTTTTTGCCTTTGCACCAGGCTGAAATATTCGGGATGCCGGAAGGAAACACATCCCTGTCCCATTCAAGGCGCACGTAAACGCCGCTGATACCGCGCAGGCGGTGGTTTGAAGTCCAGCCCACGTTTGCGGCAATCAGGTCTGCATCAGCAGTTTGCGCCGTGGTGCCCAGGAATTTCTTAATTCTGACTTTTCCATTGTAGCGGCCAGTGTTGACCACATTGCTTCCGTCCAGGTGATCCGATGCCACAGAAAGATCATTGATGAACATTTCACCGATTTCCTGGAATTCATGGGATCCCAGGGCAATGACCATGTGCAGATATTTATTTTCATCTGACACCGCAATGAAAACGATGGGGCCGGATGTGCGGATCTCGCCATAAACACTTCTGCGTTCCGTGATGGGCTGCCGGAATTGCTGCGTGGATCCGGTGCTTTTGAATGATCCAAAAGATGAAAGATCCGGTCTGTCTGGTTTCGGTGCCAGGGCCGATGACAGGAAGGACAGCGCCAGGGAACTGGCACCAGCCAGCAATGCGCCACCGATCCCAGCGACACCAAGAAACGTGCCGCCTGTGGCCAGAAGACTGCCGCCTGCTATGACTGCCGGAATAATCGCTGGCATTTATTCAACCCTCCACGCCATGTCAGCATCATGGCCGTTCATCATTTCAAAACCTTCATCAATCGTTTTGAAGAAGGAAATGCCTTTTGACCAGACCAGGCCAAACGTCATGCCGCGTGGCAACTTCTGCAGGACAATATCACCGCGCTGTGCAAAGGCAGGATCTATGCGCGTGAACAGGGCATCCATGATCTTTGGTGTACTGCTGCGGTATTTTCTGATAAGCGCCTTGGCTTCCTTTTCGGTGCGGTATGCGCCACGGATGGTGTCAGGATCTGCTTCAAAGACTTTTGACATCGGATCTTTTTCACAGATCAGCATGGCGGCATCAGACACAAATACCAGGCAATCACAGGAATTTTCAGGATCCCAGGAAAACTTTTTCAGCGCCGTTTCCTGGATATATTTTTCTACGCGGTTTTCCCATCCCTGAATTCTCATTCCACACCTGCGCCCCATGACAGTTCAATGTCATTGATCTTTGAAACGAATTCCAGGCCAAGATCCCCTGGATAATACAGCTGCTGATCTTCATGCGTGTAGCGCCGTTCCTTGGCATCACGCAGATCAATCAGGTCACTTTCCGCTGACATCTTCAGGATGGCTTTATCACCGTCATCCGTGATTTCCATGACATCCATCTGGCCGCTGAACAGCTTATAAGGATCCGCGATAATGGCCCCGTTATTATCCAGCACGGCAAACCACATGGTGATTTTTCTGCCCTGGTAGTTTTCGGTTAAAGCCAGGGACACCACCGCGCTGTCAAGACCGTCCAGGCTGAACACCACGGTGTTTGCTCTCAATTCCTGGCTTTCTTCCACCGCGCTGACATCCAGCAGATCCCCTGCCCCTGTGTAAACTTCAGAATTGAAAGTGATATTGCCCAGGCCAGACCATAAGCGCAGCGCACCGCTGTCAAATTCTGCCTTGATGAAAAGGCGCGGGTTCAATCCTTGCGCCTCAATTTCAGTCTGAAAACCGGAAGTGATTGATCTTGCCATTATGAAAGCGCCTCTATCGCACGGAAGCTGAAACTGTGCTGGCTCTCATTATTGATGTCTATGGGCTGCACGTTTGAAGCCATTCTGAAAAGGCCATAAGGATCCGTGAAATCCAGGGCCGCGTTATCGGCAGGGCTGGTGCGTAGGTTCGGCCAGATGTCAAATGTGGCCTGACCGGATCCGTTTGAATTGGCATCCTGCAGGTTTTTATAAAGCCTGGTGCTGGATCCGGTTCCAAGGCTGAAAAGCGTCCCCGCCTTCACAATCGGTGACAGGCTGGGTGTCCATCCATCGGTGATCAAAGCGCTTCCGGTCTGGCTGCCACCCATCACCAGCGGGGTTCCTGTGGCTGGGCCAAGCGCTGTGCCCTGACCAGGGAACGGCACCAGGAACGTGCCTTTGCGCCCTTTCAGCGCGGCCAGGAAAGCATTGAAGATTTCTGCCGTGTCGCGGGTCATCAAAGGCATGGATCCTTCAATTTCCCAAATTTGGCCACCCCAATCATAAACCTGTTCCGTGAAACTGAACGGGCTTTCATTTCTGCCCACCGCGTTCCGATAAATGAAACGGAAGGTGGCAAAGCCAAGGGCCGTGGGCCAGGTCAAAGGGTATGTAATCGCCATTATGTAGCCTTCATAAAATTGGGGTTTCGTTTGTTTGCATCACGCACCGCCGCCGTGGATCTGGCTTCAATGGATCTGTCCACGCGCCTAATTTCCATCAGCGCTGCTTTGATCTGCAGTTCTACACCAGGCGCTGCGCCCCTTGCATCAATGCTGTACTGATGCACCACGCTGCCATTGTTTTGGCCTGGTCTGCTGATGTTCACCATTTCGCCAGGTGTGGCGCGGAAGCTGACCTGCTGGCTGTCTATGCCGCCGCTGCCACCCACCGTGAAGGATCCACCAGTGGCGAAGCCTGGGCCGTACAGCGCGGGGTTTGCAATGCCCCTGGCAGATGCCGCCGCAATGCTGCTGCTTACGCTGCCACCGCTGAAGAAGCTGCCAATGCCGCCAAGGATGCTGCCAAACAACCCGCCGCCACTGCTGCCGCCTGTCAAAGCCTTTTTCAGCGGATCCAGGACGGTCATCTGGAAGATGATTTTCTGCAGTTCCTTGAACAGATTGCTTAAGGCATCACCAAAACTTTCCGCACCCAGGACTGCATCACCAAAGGCATCAGTGAAGGCATCACCAAGATCTTCCGCAATGTCTTTCTGGTATTCCAGCGCTTCTGACATGCCCTCATAAGTCCTGGTCAGGCTTTCAATCTGCCTGCCTGCCGCCGTGTCCCGCGTGGTGCCTGCAGCGCGTAAATTATTATAGATTTCCTGTTCAATATTGGATCTTTGCAGCTGCTGGATATTAAATTCCAGTCCGTCCACCACATCCTTGATTTTCTTGGCTGCCTTTGCCGCTTCTTCACTGGTGTCACCCAAAGCATCAGCCATGCCTTTGTAATCCGTTGTGATCTTCCTGGTGCTGGTAGAAAGCGCTTCCTGTGCAGGGAAAAGCACATTGATGTCACTGATCAGGCCGTTTATTTCTTCACGGATTTCAGCGGCACCTTCTTCCCTGAAGTTCGCGCCTTCACCGCCGATGCGCGGGATGGTGGGCAGATCAGTTTTAAATTTCGTGTTCACCGCTTCAGGGATCTTGTTCAGCTGGTCAATGATCATATTGATCATATCCAGGAAGCCTGCAGCCACGCCTGTCCAATAGATCTTGATGGCGCTGCCTACAATCAGGATCAGCGCATGAAGCCCTTTCACGGCCTGGGTGACCTTATCAATCATGCTGACCAGGATGCCTGTGCTGTTTGTGGTTTCATCAAAGCCGCTGATAAGAATTTTGATCTGGTTCCACAGCGCTTGCGTGGCGCGGCCTATCGTCATCGGCATATTTTCAAACTGTTCATTTGCCTTTTCTGTCTGGTTCAGAATGGCGGCAAAGACATCTTCAGAAAGCACCTTCCCATCCACCACCAAACGGCGCAGCTGGCCAGTGGTGATGCCGAATTCATCCGCAATGGCCTTACCCACGGCAGGCACGTTTTCCATGATGCTGTTAAATTCTTCAGCCCTGACAATGTTTGATGACATGGACTGGCCCAGCTGGGCCAAACCGAATTTCATTGCATCACCGCTGGCACCGCTGACTACACCCAGCTTCTGAACGGTTTCAGTGAATTGCAGCATGTCATCCACCGTGGCGTGGATTTCATCCCTGACCTGGGAAAGACGCTGGAAGATGCCAAGCCCTGCGCTGGGATCCGTGCCCATCCGCTTTGCCTGGTCATTCAGGCCAGACCATGCCTGTTCATATTCCTGGGTGCTGCGTGTCGCATTTCGCAGCCTGCCTTCCATGGTGGTCATCTGATCCATGGCCCTGACCAGGGAAGTGACAAAGAAAACGCCGATCAGGTTTTTAACGGTGAAAATTGAATTGCTCAAAATGTCCAGGTGTGAACCCAGCTGTTTCACGCTCTTTGAAAACGCGCCCTGCCGTTCAATGCTTTGCGTGGTCACACTGCTTAAGCCCTGGAAAGCGGATGTCAGGCCACCGGATCCTGTCAGCGCGGTGTTTGTTTGCTTCACCTGGCTGACCAGCATCTGCATGGATCTGCTTAATGGCGCAGACTGTTTGCCCAGGCCACCCACTGCGGTTTCTGTTTTTTTGGATTGGCTTTCAAGTCCCTGCAAATTCTGCGTGGCGGTTTTCGCCTGGGAACTGTCAACTATTATCTGAAGTTTTGCTATATCTGCCATGGCTGACCTCTAAGTAGGCATCATCAATTATTCTGACCGCTTTCAATTCTATATCAAAAGGGGTGATGCCGTACAGGTGAAGCCAAGTGACAATGAAGGGTGATGTCAAGGGCAATGCAGAAAATCCGCTTTGCCTTTCTTTGTGAAGTTCCAGGAACCATTGAAAGCAGTGATCCAGTTCTTCCGGTGGATCTCCAATATCAAGTTCTGGAATTTCGTGCCCCTGGTCAGACAGCGTTTGGAAATGTTCAAATTTCACTACGCCCTTCTGATCAGGGACATGAAGATCAAAATATTTCAGCGCGAAGTTCTGCAGCCAGATCAGGCTGCCTTGATAAAATTTGCGCGGTCACTCACAAATTCCTGCACCTGGTCTTTGATCCAGGGATATTTCTTCAGGATTTCAATGCAGGCTGCAGTGCTGAATTTCACAGCCTTGTCACCTTCCTGCAGGTTCTTCCATCCGCTGATGCAGGCCGCAAGGCGCTGGCAGTCATCTTCTTCAATCTGTTCAAAGTCAGCTTGCTGGATGACGCGCTTGATACCGCCTTTACGCTGGGCATCAATCAAACGCTTCTTTGAAAGCTGGCGGTCAACAGCCTTGAACTGATCACTGTCCAGTCCCACGCAATGCAGGATGATGTCAGTTTTTTCACCAGTCTTTGGGTTCAGAAGCTGCAGGTCTGCAGGCTCGTTATCAATTTTAAGTGTAGAAAGATCCATCGGGTGTTCCTTTTTTTCATCGGGTTGGGTTCATCGGTGTTTGGGGAACGGCAGAACCCGATGAAAGAAATGCCGCCCCCAAACTCTTTTAAAGCCTTATGATTTGGTGATTTTCAGGCTTGTGGCATCAGCTGCGTTATACAGGCCCACAAAAGGCAAGGTCACCAGTCTGCTTTGTTCATCACTTAGGGGAATATTGGCACCGCTGTATTTGATTTTGGGCACCAGGAACGTGTAAGTGTCGCCAGTCACTGTGCTGGCCAGTGAGAAGGACAGGCTGCTTTCCGTTTCGTCCAGGAATTTGTTCAGCAGCGTTGCATCCTGGAAATAGGCGGTGAATTCGCCAGTGACGCGGCCACGGCCATATTCCATCTGCGGGGTGACAGCGGAACCAATGACAAAGGTGGGTTCAATATTATTTTCCACGTTCAGGGTCAGGCCGCTGACCAGGGCAATGGGTGCGCCACCTTCATTGATTGTGCCGCTGAAGGCATCAAACGGATCATCAGAAAGAGCGGCATCCACGCTGGCATCTGCAGGTGTGCCAGCCACGGTCATGGTTTTTCCGACCATGCCAAAACGCGCTGTCACCATCTGGTTTGGTGTAACTTCCAGATTGAGGGTGTCAACAGCCATGCCTGTGAAAAGGCGGTATTGGGCAATATCCAGCGCACCATCTTCAATGGACATGGACTGGAACGTGGTGCCCAGCTTCAGAACACCAGCGGTGGTGAACTGGCCAAACAAGGCGCTTTCCAGGAAGTCATCATAATCATCGGGACGGAATTCAACTTCAATATTGCCGCTGACTGATTTATTGCCGTGCCGGAAAACAGCCACCTGGCGGTCTGAACGGATTTCCTGGCTTTCAATCGCTGACTTTTCAAGGTTCAGCGTGTGAGAATTGATAGGGATGGTTTTCATCGCAGGGGAACCTGGCGTTGTGCCAAAGGTGTTTTCCACCGTATAAACCAGCCTTGAACGTGAACCTTGTGCCAATGCCATTGTGTGATCTCCTAATTATGAAACGTAGCTGTACCAGGTGATAGTGACAGGAACATAATACCAAGGATCATCTTGAAATGCACCTGCACGTTCCGCATGGCGAATGTTTATGATTTTTCCGCTGACTGTCAACTGTGTGCCGTATGCGAAGCCAGCAAGAATGTTATCCACCAAAGCATCTGCAGCTGCTGGGCCTTGGTTCTGTTTTATAAAAACATCCACCAGGAAAAGACCGCGATTTAAAACCGCATTACCTGCACCGATGGCGGCAGCCTTGGCTTCAGTGGGCATCAGCTTTGCGCGGATCCAGGTATCAGATGGGTTTGGAAACTTTTTATTTTCCCAGGCAATCTGATCCACGGTCAGGCCGGAAACTGAAACCAGCCTTTCTTCCAGCACCTTCCTGATGTCCTGCATTGGTGTCATTTTTTGCCTTTTGAAGCCAGGTGATTGTAAAACGCTTCCAGGAATTCATCAGATGGATAGGAAAAAACTGCACCATTCCTGAAATCGCTTATACAGACATTATCCGCTTCTGCAAACTGATGTGCAAGCTGGCCCCAGGCCGGATCTGCATTGGCTTCATCCAGCATCATCTGGAACATGGGATCAAAATAAACTTTGATTTGGATGCTGGCTTTTTGTGAAGGCTCTGAAGGCATTAAATTTTTCCGGCCATGATCTGCGTTGCTACTCTTTGCGCGATTGTGTCAGCCCTGGCCACCACTGAACGGACAAAAGCCCTGGGTTCCATTCTGCTGGTTCCGTATTCCACAAACACGCCGTATTCAGCATGATTGATGTAATAAAGAACATCACCCGCTTTCAGATTTGAAACTATCAGTGCAATTCTGTCCAGCGCAATTTGACCTGAAGGATCTGCAGTGCCGCTTGAACTGTCATTGCCGGAATTATTTATATAGGGATGCCAGCTGCTGCGTAAAAATCCGGTCAGCACAGGTGTGTTCTGCACCACTTCATACATCAGTTCCTGGCTGAACTGCCTGACAAATTTATCCTGATTTAATTTTGCGTTTTTGATGAAGTTTCCGACATCACCAGAAAAGGACATGTCATGACCTCACCTGGCAGATGTAAATTACATCCTGGCCAGACTGTTCCACCTGGCGCACGTTCACAATCCGCAATTCCTTGGCTTCCACAATCAGCAGATCCTGGATGTCAGGCACCACGGAAAGATCCTGGGCTTTGATCACGGCCTTGCGGTCACCTGCTTCAATCAGCCCATCCTGGCGCTGGAAATCGGTGTAATTCAGCAGCAGCACCATGACCGGATAATCTGCTGTGGTGTTTGCAGCCGTTCCAGTGGCGGGGACATAAGATCCTTCAGTGACACGGCGCAATGTGGCTGGTCTGCCCTGGTCATCAATCAATAATGCTGCCGCTTCCTGCAAACTCATACCAGGCCACCTTCTTCTTCAGGGATCCATCCGGTGGGATTGTCAAACCTGTCCATGTAGAACTGTTCACGCACACGGTCATTGCCGCTGCGCTGGCTTCTCATATCGCTGTTTGAAATGCCGCTGATGCCTGGGCTGGGGATGTCCGTGCCAATGGATTGATTGGCCAAACGGTCTGCCAGGTTCGCATATCCAGTGGCTTTTTGTGAATACGATGTCCTGACACCTTCCACGGAAATATCCGCATATCCGGCATACCTGGCTGAAAGCCCCAGCGCTGCCTTTGAAGCCGCCAGGTAAATATCATCTTCTTCAAAAAGATAATAATAGATTTGGGCATCGGTCAGCAGCGGTGAAGATGCGCTGGTGTCTGAAATCAGCAGGCGCACGTTTTCTTTGTTCACCATGTCCTGGTTTGTAACCACCAGGAAATTTTCCACGCGCACGGTGCTGATATTGCCGCCGCTGTCAGTGACTTTGATCTTGTAAATATACAGGCCGCGCAGGTCATCGGTGTCATCGTCATCAATCGGAACGCTGATATTGCCGTTTGTGGCGGCACCCACAATGGTGGCGTTTTTGGTGAACAGCACGGTGTCTGCATCGTAAACGATGAATTCAACCGTGGCCCCTGTCAGGTTCAGGTTTGCGCCTGCAGCATCCTTGATGTTTGCGGTGACCGTGGCATCATCACCCTGCGGAACTATGATTTTATTGCTCATTTTGCAACTCGCTTTCTAGGATCATGTCAAAGTTTGGTTTCTGTCCTGCCACCGCGTTTGCTGGTTTCACGCCTTCCACGCTGTAGTCAAGAACCTGGCCTGTTTTACTATATGATAAAACTTCAGCAGCTGCAGCATAGGCTGATACCGCCGCCTGGGATCCCACCGACCTGAAACCGGATTATGTTCTGCACACTTTCACGGAAGCCCAGGACAGGAATGGCGTTCACGCTGCCAAAAGATCCAAAACCCTGGGTTACGATTGAAAGGGACATTTATGCAGACCTTGTGCGTGATGTGGGTGCGGTGGCGCTGTTCATCGTGTATTGCGCGGCCTGCGTGGTTCCGTCCAGCTTCTTCACGCTGATTGCCGTGCCAGTGATGGCAAATTCAGTCAGGGATTGCTGGATCATGAACAGGCATCGCGCCACGGTAGGTGCTGCACCATCGGCAGCATAGCTTTCCGTCATCTGCGTGGTCAGCAGGTTTGCAATATCAGATGAAGATGCTGGGCTTGCAGGGATCAGATCCGTCTTGGCTTTAATCGCCGGGATTTCCGTGTCCAGCCTTCCATCAATCGTGTCCAGCTTGGTGTTCACGGTGGTGAAGGCACCTGCAATGTCACTGGCATCAGCGGGATCTGCAGGCAGATTGTCCGTTTTGTCTTTGATGCCTTTCATCATGCCGCCATTGCGTTCCAGATCTGAACGGACTGCAGCGACAAGGGCCACCTGGTCAATGTTCTGGTTTCCGATGGCACCCACAATGGCGTTCAGGATTGCCTGCCCATCGTTATCATCCAGGATGTGCTGTTCCACCACCACGGCAATGGAACTGCGTTCACCGCTGGTCAGCGTCATGGCAGAACCCACCGCTGCAGGGGATGCCGGAAGATTGTCTGTTTTCGCTTTGATGGCCGTGGCAAGCGTGTTGATGGCATCAATCAAAGTTTTCAGGGCTGAAAGGCCATAGGTGGCGTGTTTCAGAATGGCCAGGATGCCGTTTGCACGTTCAATACTGAACTGCGCCAGGACGGTGTTCACGGTCAGCCCATCAATAACTGCGCCTTCCAGCACAATGAAATATTCAGATCCTGCGGCATAAAATCCGGCATCCGTATTATCGGACAGATCCACGCGCAGGTGATGCAATCCGGTCAGACCGTCAAAATCTTCCGTGTCCGTGATGCCAGCTGCAGATGTGCGCTGTGTCACAGAATTGTTTTTGTAAATTCTGATATTGCCGTTTGTGGCGCGGGTTATGGATGCACCGCTGCCTGCATTGGTGGCCCACATGAAATCAAGCGTACCGCCTGCGGGAAATTCTCCTAAATGCCTCATTGTGCAAGTCCTCCGTTTACCAGCTGGCTGGCGGTCAGAATATTTCTGACACGCACCCCAGCATACAATCTTTTGGTGGTGGTTATCGCAGCCCAGGCACCAGCATCAGTCCTTTCAGAATAATTGAAATCCACGCCGCCTGAAATGGCTGTCAGATGGTTTGCATCACCGACATTAAAGCTGAAAACCGTATTGCTGTTTCCGGTGGTGGGCTTGTGCGCCAGATAATACTGCGTTCCTTTTGTCAGCGTCATCTTTGGAATGGGAACGCAAATTGTCCTGGAAGCAGCTGATGGCGTGGCATTGGCATCAATGCTGATTGTTTTCAGCGCCGTGGTGCCCTGGTAAAGCACGATGTCAAAGTCCCTGGTAGCGCCACCAGTGTTTACAATCATCCACAGGGCATCAATTTCACAATCCCATGGCATTTTGAAGCCCAGCGCGATTTCATCAGGTGTGCTGCCAGTGTTTGATGTTTGGGAATTCAGCGCTGAAATCGGCATTGCACCTTCCAGGGTGCCAAATGTTCCATCAGAAAATTCTAAAATAATATTTGGGATCACAAGCTGGTCTGCCCAGGTGCCGCCAGTTTTTAGTGAAGATCCTGCATTATGCTGTGAAGGGAACTGGCTGATGGATCCTTTTGTCAGGCCAGCAATGATCACGCTGTCAGCGCCAAGCCTGCCGGATCCGTTGTATTCAACCACCACCGCCAGATAGTCACCATTGTTCACTGTGCGGTTTGCGCTTAAGGCTGCCGTTCTATACCAGGCATTTGACACAAAGCCAGCATCACCATTGGCAATGGCCACGGTCTGATCCTGCGTTTCATCGGGCTGGATAGGTGGGCCGTTCGCCAGGCCAACATCCTGCAATGAAACAGTCAGGCCGCTGCCGCCTGCTTTTGTCACCGCGCCGAAACGCAGGCCAATCCTGGTGATGTCTTTTGTGCCGCTGGATCCAGGGAAAACGACACGGCCAGCAAACGCAGCCTTTTCACCAGTGGCATCAATCGTCAAAGCGGTGGACAGGCTGGGTGTCAGCGTGAAGGTGGGAATTTCTGGAAGGTAAAAACCTCTGCCTGGTATTTCCGTCATGGCCAATATTTCCTAATCCATGGATCTGAACATTCCGGTGGTTTCGGATCACCGTGAAATACCACTATAGCGCCTTCAGGTTCTTCATGCACCTTGTCCACGCGATAGGACACGCACCAGTCAGCTGGAAACGTGTCAGCATTGGGCAGATGTTCACCAATGATGCCCTGGTCACCTTTCGGGTGTTTGTAATGGCCGCGCACAAAATGATTGTAAATGTCCGGTTTTATATTTGGCTGGATGAACATGACCGATGAATTGAAAGGGCACCAGTTCATGAAGTCTTTGATGATGCCAAAGGGTTCTGGCCAGTCCAGGAATTTATCCAGTGATCCAGGGGTGACAATCACATCCAGATCCAGGAACAGCGTGGGCCGCTTCAGTTCACCCAGCTTAAAAAGCCCAAGTTTCTGATACCACCCCTGCAGACCGTTAAAGCAGCGCCTGTACTCAACACCGTCAATGCGTTCCGGCTGGTCTGTGTAACAAATGAAATTGTAATTGCGCGTGGTTCCCGCTGCCACCTGGTCAGCCAAACGGCGCACATATTCCGGCCCGTATTTGGTGCCCCACCGTATGCACACAATGTCAAAAGTTTCATTGCGCCTTATCCTTTCGTGAAGATCAGATCCCTGTGAATTTCTTCCTTCAGATTGTAGCCAAGCTGCTGCAGCCATGTGGTCACTTCGCCTTTCTTTGTGCCGTATTTTTCGGATAGTCCCTTATCTTCCAGCATAATGACAGGTGAAAACTTTTCCAGATGTTTCCGCGCACCCATAAGCGCCTTCAATTCCATGCCTTCAATATCCAGGCACAAAAGATCCATGGCGGGGAAAGCGAAGTCATCCAGGCGCACGGTGGGCAAATATCCAGGGCCACCCATCTGATAGGCACCAGCGTTCCTGGCTTCACCTTCCATGGACATCACGGCGGGTTCATCGGAAAGGCCAGCCTGGAATTTATAGATATTTTCTTCAGGGCAATTCCTGACCAGGCAGAAGAAATTTTCAGGATGGGGTTCATAGGTATAGACATGATCAAACAGGCCGCACAGCGCGTGTGCCCACAAACCAAAATTGCCGCCAGCCTGCACCACCACATGCGTGTTCTTCACGTATTCCATGGCGTGGCCAAGATCATGCACCTGGTCACCTATGACGCGGTGACATTCCACATCACCAAGCGGGATCAGGAAGTCTTTGCCCAGGATTTGAACCTTTATTCTGTCTTTCATCGGATGTCCTTTAAGTTTCTGAAGGGGTATGCCTTCACCGCACCATACGGTGAATAGTTAAATAATTTCACATCGTGCCGTGCCAGTACAGGGGCCGCATTGTCAAAGTCCACAGCCCACTGCCGCATGATGCCCACGGACTGCGTGTGGCCATAGCCACCATGCCAGTGACCGGATGTGTTCAGATCCACACCCAGCAGATGGATTATTTTGAAGCCTTCATGCAGGGCCAGGTTTATGGCGCAGAAAGCAGCGTTTTTCCCGCCGATGATGTCAGGGTGTTCTGAAAGGTCACAGCTGGACTTGTCCCATAAAAACTTGCGGTCACAGACAGGAAAACGGTCAAAGTCATCCAGTTTCCGGCAAGCCAGCCTGACTATGCCAGGGAAAGCATTGATGTCTTTTTCAAATGCGTTTTGAAAGTTCGGATCCACGCTGAACAGGATCTTGGCTGGTGCATCCAGGGCTGCGCGATTGCACCCAATGGTCACCTTGTCCTTCAGCCTGGTGAAATCGAAACCTGCCAGGGAAGGCCCACCGCCGATGATGTAAACGCTACGCCGCCTGAAGTGACTGGCCAATAATTTCATCAGCAATTTCCTTTTTGAATGGGATCTGGCAGTGGGTGAAGATCTTGCTGATTGCCCTGTAATGGCCTTCCATCAGTTCCGGCAAATAAAGCTGATAGGGGATGGTGTCCAGCTGGTCATGTTCATCAGGCTTGTCCATGGCAGGCCGTACCGCGATTTTAAACGCGCCCTGGCTGTCAAAGCAGTTCTGGAACACAGGGTCTGCCACATAAGCCCATCTGCCGCCGCTGTAGCCCTGGCGTTCCAGCACATCACAGACCTGGCGCATGAAACCATATTTTTCAGACAGCAGCGGCCAGGGCTTGATATTGCCGCCATAGTAATGGATCAGCAGGGCTTTGATGTCCCTGTTTTCATACCCGCCATGTGGATTGAACATGTCCGGTGGGCTGCACTCACCAAACCAGATGCCGTGCGCCAGGAATATCTTGGATATTACTGAAGAAGAAAATTGATCTGAAGATAGTATCAAGATCATCATGCGCCTTTCATCGGACACTTGATGATCAATCAGAAATAAAATTGCGTCAATGATTTATTTATTAGCGGGGTCTAAACCATCAGCAGCCCACTTTTCAGCCACTGCTTTGCGGATGGGTTTCTGGTTCAGCACTTTGCCGCTGGCATCATGCACATCAAACCAGCCTTTGCCCCTGGACACGGCCTTCAGGCCCGTTTCTTTGGCTTGCGTTTCTGGATCCTGGGTTTTGTTTTCGGTGCCTTCATCATCGGCACCGTCATCATCAGTCTGCAGATCACCCTTGTTTTCGGTGTTGATCTTTTTATCCGCTTCTTCATCTTCCACCGTAAATTCAGGATCTTCATGTGTCAGGTAGCGCTGTTCAAACATCAGCATGACACGGCGCTGGTTCATTGAAAGGCGCTTCCAGTCAAAACGCTGACCTGGCAGGAATGAACGGCCTGCGCCCTTGAAAGATTTCTTTACGAAAAGCGGAAGTTTCGGATTGAACACTTCGCGCACATAGTGGTTTTTTTTCTTCGCCGTTGGCATTTGAAATCTCTCCATTCAGATCAGGATAATGAACTGTACCTGAAACCAGTATAAAAAAAAACCCTTCCAAAAGCCAGCGAAGGCAAGGAAGGGTTTTTCATCATATTTTTTATTCGGGCTTTAGGCCACAATCGTGTCCCAAAACGCGCCAAGCGCATTGTCCACCAGGCCATAGGCCACGGCCATTTCACCTTCAATACGGTCAGATGCAATGGGTTCCATGCGGAACTTCTTGATGCGCGTACCTTGCTGCGTGGCTCCCATGTAGCCATTCCAGCTGAAAGTATAGCCAGCTGTTTGTGTCAGCAGGCCAGCGTTTGGTGCGGCATAGACCAGAAGGGCTTTCTTGCCACCGATGAAGGAAATGGATGCCGTTTGGCCTTCCTTCGCGGTGTTTTCGACACCTTCCATGACCAGGATCCGGTCAAGGCCCATAAGAGCAGCCACAGCCTGGGTGGTGACCTGTGCAGGACGGTCATTGCTGACACCGCCTGAATATTTCACACGGTCAATCAGATCAGGATGGTTTTTCAGTGCTGCCCAAACCTGCGGCCCGATGACCAGCGTGTTTGGTTTCTTGCCGCCTGCCAGGGTGACTGCAATTACAGCCGCTTCCACATCTTCAATGGGGTTGCCATTGGTGTAGTCAGACCATTGCTTCACCTGGTTTGTGGCAGGGGATCCCGCCACACCGTCATAGTCATAGGCCCATACGCCGCCTTTAAAGTAGGCATCAACCCACATTTTTTCACGGCGAATGAACATTTTTTCAGTGACGAAACGGGTTGCATCAGCGTCCAGATTGAAAACGCTGTCTGCATTGGCACGGATCTGGTCATCAATGTCTTTGTGGAAAGCCCACACATCAATGCTGTAGTTTGCCGTGTCAACCGTATAGCCGCCGCCAGCACTTTCAGTGGCAGGGGCACGTTTACGGGCTTCATCACGCAGGAAGTCACCGCGATTGTATTTGTAATACGATCCGGCTTTGTGCTGGACAGGAATGTTTGGGAAAACTTTGTCTGCCACAAACACGTTGCTGTCCTGGATGTAAGCCACCGATACGTTGGTCAGCGGTCTGCTTACATAAAGATCAGAAGTTGTAGGGTTCATCTTTTGTGTTCCTTTTCTTCAAAGATGTTTCGTTAAGCGACTGCTGGCAACTGTGAAATCAGCAGCGGGAAAATGTCACCGGACACTGCAGACATGAGTGCAACACCCACCCTGCGGTCACCAGTGGCAGCCGCCACAAATTTACCGTTGGCATCAACACCCACGCTGTTTCCAGCGGTGATGGTTCCACCCGCCGCCGCCTTGGTGACACCGCTGATTGCAACGGTGGCAGCTTCGCCAGCAATGGGTTTGTTTTGCAGGACACCGATGATGAATTCACCATCCCCTGCCAGTGCAGCACGGCCTTCACCGCTGCTGTTTGCCACTTCAATAGCGTAGTATTGCTTGGCAGACAGGTCAGCGTTTGCTGGAAGGCTGATGCTTTTCAGGCTTTCTTCAAAACTCATGGTTCAAACTCCTTTCAAAAGTCTGATGGTTATTGTTTCGCGCCAGAAGCAGCGTACAGTTTGCTGCCTTCAGGAGTTTCCAGGACTTTGGCATAGGCCGCTTCAAACGTGCCGCCGCTTTTGGCCTGCTCAGCCTTGGCAAGACTGTCCAGCTTGTTGACTGGATCATCCGCGCCACGGTGTGCGGTGCCTTTTTCCACCATGTAGGTGCCACGGATTTCATCAGCTTTCTTCAGCTGATCCATAGCAATCTTTCTGGCGGGTTCGGGCATTGCCTTCAGGGACTTCATCAGTTCCTGTTTTTCATCGGATGTGCCGCCGAAGTTCGGAAGATCCTTGTCAAAGGACTTTTCAAAATCGGCAAGTTCGTCTTTTTCCTGCAGCTTTTTCAGCGCGGCCTTGGTTTCATCCAATTCCTTCTGAACAGGTGTAAGGGCTTTTTGAACGGCATCCTTGCTGTCCTCATTTTCCTTTTCCTTTTTCTTCAGGGCAGCCGCGTCATCCATCTGCGTTTTACGCGCAGCGGCATCAGCTTTCAGGAACGCTTCCTGTTTATCGGCAGGCAGCGCTTTGTGGAATTCCTTTTCGGCATCTGACATTTTTGCCAGCACTTCCAGGGCTTCCTTGTCAGCTTTCAGCTTTTTGATTTCTTCAGTTTGTTCACCTGAAGTTTTTTCCAAGGCTTCCAGCTTTTTCGTGATTTCTTTCAGATCCATGTCTAGTGGCTCCTCTTTTGGGTTGCGTTTAAAAAATAGAACGTGGGCACCAGGATTGGCACCACGGTCAACACCGCTGATTTCTTCAATCTTCAGGTTGCGAAGGGAAAATCTATTCTTGGGCTTCTGTGCGCTCACCATATCCCCCTATTGAGAACATGGCGAGTTCGCCAGATTTGAATTTTTGCCAGACTTCTTCATCATGAACCTTCAGGCCGATAAACCAGCCGATCTTGTTTAGGTTGATACCCAGGGCTTTCTGGATGTCCTTGCTGAAAACGATGCTTTCAACAATTTCACCTATGGCCACCCCACCGTGCATCAATTTGGCCTTGCGGTATTCAGAAACAAAGTAATGCGCGGCCTTAGTCAGTTCATCAGGTTCTATGACATCACCGTGGCTGTCTGTAATGGGCTTTCCATCTTCTTCTACGATTGAAGCCCAGCCATAAACCAGGTGCTGGTCAACATCCATCTTAAGAATTTTACCGCCCAAAGTAAAGTTGACCCCATTTTCATCATCTTCATTGGATGATTTTGAAACTTTCAGCAGGAATTTCTGCAGATCTTCTTCAGTCACCTGACCGCCTTTGGCAAAGTCCAGGATCCGTGAAAGCAAAGATTTTTCTGTTTTTTTCTTCCACATGCCGGAATTTTCGGTGTAGCCAGCATCTTCCAGGGCCAGATACCCCTTGGCATAGGAAAGCGCTTCACTTTCACCAGCTTTGTGGGATTTCATGAACGCTTCCGCAAAGATGTCCATGCCTGCTTCATCGGCAATCTTTTCAAGATCTGTGGTGTTCATGGTCAGTCCTTTCAATCAATGATGCGGGTGAACACGGCGCACCTGCAGTTTATGGTGTTTGCAGCTGATGCTGCCGGATCACCTGGAAAGTTTATCAAACCCAGCGGGGACTTGAAAGGCGCGTCAATGTCAACGCCTTCCTTGTTCATGCGCGGGATGGCAGCATGGGCTTCACGCAGCTTGCTGTCATACGTGGGGATCCAGAAGCGCTTAAGCCTGGTGCGCTCAATGCTTCCTTCACCTACAGCCTGATCCCAAAATGCTTTTTGCCCCATGGACAGCATCCTGATGGCTTCAGTCCTGGCAATCGTTTCTGAACGGCGCTTGATGTACCTGTCCCGATACCTGGCCACCAATTTGTCAATTTGTTCTTCAGTCAGCTTTTTGCCTTCCTGGATATGACGCGCCACGGTGGGATCAAACCTGGCATCACGCAATCTGCGTTCCAGCGCCCTGCTGTCCAGTTCTTCCAGCAGCCGCCTGTAATTCCTGACCTGGCCTTCCTGGTGCGCGGTCAGGCCAAGACCATCACGCACACGCCGCGCCACCTTCAGCGGGTTTTCACCAGCAATGGTGCCGGATCTGATGACTTCGCTGATCAGCAGGCGGGTGTCAGCGCTTATCTGCACAATCTTGGTGGCCTGGTATGCGGCCAGGAACCTGGCTGTGTTGCTTTCGGCAATGTTCATGGCGTGGATGAAGCCGCTGTCCGTCTTTGCCCAGGTCTGTGCAAGATCACCGCCTTCCTGCAGCGCGTCCTGCAATTCGCGGTTAAACGTGATGAAACTTTCCTTGATCACCTGGTCAGTGACAATGCGGATGGCCGTATCAATGCGGCCCTGGCTGATTGCATCGGTGATGGATTTCAGTGTGACCTTGCTGCGGATCTGGCGCACACCTTCAGCAAATGCCCTGGCAATACGGGGTTCCAGCTTACGCAGGATCTGGTCAATCAGCTGCGCCCTGGTTTTCAGCGTGGCCATTATTCTTCATCTTCCGGTGGGTCTTTGCGTTCAGGATCATTGAAGCCCAGCATGTCCTGGCGGGTTTGTTCAGCCAGTTCTTCACGTTCCGCAATCATTTCTTCAGTGACTTCCGGCAGGCCAGCGGATCCGCGCAGCACGTTTTCAGTGTCAGGGTCAGACAGCGGGATGCCAGCGCCAGCGAGTTTGGAAACATAATCACCCAATTCCTGCAGATCCACAGGCGCGATATTGCCAGGTGCCAGGCTTGGCATCATTTCAGCTGGGAAATTGTTAAAATCCCACAGGTTCTGGATGTAGCGCTTCTGGAACACCGTGCAGATCATCCAGGCAAAGCCTTCAATGGCCTTGATGAAAAGATCCGTCTTGGACTTGGAAAGCGCAAAGCTGCCTTTTTCGCCTTGGCCCAGGATAAGGAAATCAGCCAGCACCGTCCTTACAATATCGCCCTGGTGCCGTTTGATCACGCGGTCTGTGTCCACATTCTTGGTGCCTTCCGATGAAAGCAGGGAAAGTTCATATTGCCTGGTCAGACCAGGTTTCCCATCAGCATCCGGCCATGGCTCGGACGGAAGCAGGATGCCGCCCTGTTCATTGAATTTCACATCACGGACAATTTTCAGGTATTCCGCTTTTTTCGCCGGATCATTTAAAACCTTGCTGGGCACATACATCACAGGCAGGCCGTTCAGATCCCGTTCAATGCCGATAGCTTCAATCATCTGGATGTTTTTGATGAAGTGATAATTTTTGTAAGCGTTCCGCAAGATGCTGCGGCCTTCAGGGTTGCCCTTGTTCATCACGGTGCGGAAGTGCATGAACTTTGTGGCGGGGATATAAATTTCTTCACCGCCGTTTGGTGGCCACTGCCACAGCCCGTTCAACTCGCCCTTTTCAGTCAGATCCCAGCGGTCAATGGTTTCCTGGCTGCGCGGTGCCGCCTTTTTGGTGCCAATGGTTCCGTCATCGTTTTTCTTGTAAACCAGTTCCAGGATGCTGAAGCCAAACACCAGGAAGGAAAGGATTTCAGACATCAGATCTTCAATGCCTTCTTCCAGCCCTGCAATATCGTTTTCCACAAACTCGGCATAAAAGTTTTCAATGTCATCTTCAGCCGGATCCACGCGCAGTTCAATATTCCGCAAGATCATCTGGATGGCCATAAGCAGCGCACCCACCGTGGCATCATTGTCTGCCATTTCGCGGTATTTCTTGCGGCCCTGCATCCCTGACAGTTCGCGCAGGAATTCGTCAAACACATAGCCGCTGTTTATTTTCAGGCCAGTGACACCAATTTCCCGCTTCACGCCACCATCAGAAGATGGCTGTGCATCACCTGGGCTTCCGGCATAATCATTGGAAAGTTTTTCTGTTTTGTCTTCCGGCATAAAATTGAACTCCATCTGCATGTGGCGGCATCCTGGTTTATGCTACTACGGCCCGATCTAAAAAACTACCGCCTGAAGATCCAGGGCTGGCTTCCACGCCGCCTTCCACAATTCCGGTGCCCTTGATGAAAAGTTCTGTCATGCCCCAAACGCAGGCATCCATCCGGTCAGGGCTGCTTTCACCAGGCTTTCCGGTGAAGGTGGTCATCTGTTCTTCCAGGACAGGGAAATAGCCCACATGGTGGATCCGCTTATCTTCATACAGGCTGCTGACTGGTTCGGCCCTGACCATCTTGCCCTTGGTGGCGTGAACCAATTTGACAGGGACATCAGCATCAATGTTTTTGATGACGTTCTTCACCATGTCACCGCCCTGGTTCTTTTCAGCCACAATGAAATTGGCCTTGTGATCATAAAACAGCTTCACGGCTTTGCGGCCCCACTCATTGGGGCTGTATTTATCGCTGGCATCTTCCATCACATAGCCGTGTTTGCGTTCATCCCTGCCGCATACGATTATTCCGGTTTCATTGCTTTCTTCACTGTCAGATGAAACGGCAGGGTCAACAGCCACCACGGTTTTTTCCAGTTCAGGAATATCCTGGACGCGGTGTTCATCCAGCCACAGCTGCTTCCACAGCGCACCTTCAACTTCATCCAGCCATTCACCCATCAGGAAGCGCCTGCGCTGGCGGTTTGGCAGGCTGGCCAGGACTTCCAGGTATTTTTCAGACAGGTTTGCCTTGTTCCCATCAGGGTTCAGGCGCATTGAAACATAATCCTTTTCTTTTTTGGGTTCCCTGGATGTGGGATCTTCATGCTTCACGAAAAGGGAATAAGACCAGTGCGTTTTAGGTGGCGGGTTGCAATCCAAATACATTTTGTTCTGCAGCGTGGTCTTTTGGGCAAGGCGGGTCAGCGCCGTGGTGAAGCCGTGATATGAGATTTGAGAAATTTCATTCAGGAAGATGGTGGCATATTCATTGCCCAGGATTTTTTCCACGCGCTGGTGATCATCCAGACCGCCAAACCAGATTTCACTGCCGTTTGGGAAGGTGATGAAAAGATCCGTTTTATTTTCCTTGTACGGGATCCCAGGCCACGCCAGCTTCATGACCGTGGGAAAGGTGTCATACCAGACCGATGTTTTCAGGTGGGAAAGTTTCTGGCGCAGGATCAGATGCCTGGACTGGTCAGCCTTGAAAGCACGGACAGCCAAGGCATAACAAAACAGCGCGGTCTTTCCTGAACGTGATCCACCAAACAGCAGATTGAATGTGGCATCACCGCTGATCAGCTGGGTGGCAAGTTTCTGGTCATCGGTTTTCTTGAACGTCACAGCTTTGCATCATCTTTGGGAATGTTCACGGTGAAAGATCCGCTGAAATTATGATCCTGTTTGTCAGTCTGGCCCAGGTCATTCTTGCCCAGGAAGATCTGCATGGTGACATTGCCGCCTAAAGCGGATTTACGCTGGGCACGGCGCAGGCTGACCTTCCAGCTGGTTTTGAATTGTTCAATCCATTCTTCAAACGTGCAGCCATGATCTTCCTTGCACCTGGCCAGCAGCGTCTTGTCATCCATTTCCAGGGTTCGCGCAATTTCTTCCTTGGTGCAGTGTAGCTTTGCCAGCCTGCCAGCCCAATTCCAGTCCACGGCCTTTTTATTGCCGCGTCCACCGCCTTCACCTTGCCTGTTTTGCTTTTCAGATTTCTTTGCCATGTTTCTAATATAACACAGCTTTCAGATATGGCTATTTTTTGCAAGGCGGCAAACTACAAAGGATGTGGCAGTCATCGGGTTCTTCCTTTCGGGCTATTGATTGCGGATGGTTTCGACCAGGGCAATGATGTCCTGGACGGTTTTGGCCTTTTCAGCCTGGTCATCAGTGA